CGGTGGACGGCGGTGCGTATGCCCCCGCCGACGGCTCCGGCCGACGGAGGCGGCGGGAGAGAGACAGGCAGTGCACCGCCGGCGGGATATAGCGAAGACGATAGCCCCCGCCTCTCCCGCCTGCTTTCCCCCTAGCCGGTTCTGACCCCTCCCGGTGGGGGGTTATTGCCACGGGACCAGGCTAACGTAGGTGATCGGATCGTCTACCCAGAGCGTTCGCAGTTCAGGGACATCAATGCCACCTGCGGCATAAATCAAATCCGCCCCTCTGTGGACGAGTTGGCCGCTCTCCAGGGCGCACAATCGCCGATGGCCCTCGACCAGAGGGACTATAACGGAGCGCGCAAGATCCACGTCCACCTCAAACCACTCACCCTGCGCCCGCTTGGGGCCTAGCGCGTAGTGAGCAAAACGTTCGACCTCCATGCACATCGTCTCGGGAATAGGCCACGCCTCTACCAGCTCAAGCTTGATCGGATTACCGCACTGGAGATTCTTCCGGCGCCATTCCGGGTTCTCGGCCAAGCCGATCTTCACGAACGCTCCAGCCCGGATGAGGTAGATGTTTGTGAGGCGGTTATAGTCCTGCGCGACAAGGCTCTTGCGCCGCCATTTCGGACGATCCGTGTAGCTGCGATCAGCGGGCAAAATGAGTGCGCTAAGCTCTTCGCGTGACCGCTTTTGGTTTTGCATCTGAAACCATTCCGCCTATTATCGCTAGGGTTGCCTAGCACTAGTTTTTATCACAAATACCTGTAATTTATAAGGGATTTCCCGCTTTGGGAGCAGAGGGTCGCAGGTTCAAATCCTGCCGTTCCGACCAGGTTTGTGTGCGAAGGTGGACCGTTGAGGACGGCTGTGGGACTCGTGAGGTCATGCAGCGGAGATACTTCGGTCCACCCGAGCCTTGTGAGCGGGCAAAGTGAACTGCAATCGGTGGGTCAGCGGGTTCTGGGAAGGAACGTCCAGCACAAGCGCCATCAGGAACCGTTGCGAAGGCCCAGGGAAGACCAGAGGTGTCATGCTTCTGCCCTGGGGTCTGCCGGCGCAACGGTGACGGCGATTACCGGAAGCTAGATTGCAGTTCACTTTGTTCGATTTCGCCTTGTTTTACGCCTGCAGTAGCTCAGTGGGGTCGGCCACCCCGAGGTAGAGCACCGTTGCATAGACGGAGGTCGGTGGTTCGAGTCCACAATGCGGGCCCATAATTGTCTCCCCTCTCGGCTGATCGCAGCCCTTTACAACCCAGCTTCGGCTGGGTTTTTCTTTTTCCGCAATCCTTTTCTTTTATTTTTCAAAATAAATGATAATGCGGCAACTGAAAGCGAGGCGACCATGGCATTGACCCCCGAAGCGATTGCGAAACTGCAGACCCAGATCCAGGCACTGAACGACGCTATTGCGGCCGGTGTGCGCTCGGTCACACTGGGCGGCCAGACCGTGATTTACAACACGACCGACTCTTTGATTGCCGCGCGCAACGATTTGCAGGGCCAATTGAACGAGGCGGTTATCGGGCCTCGTGCGCGGCAGCACCAAGCGGTCTACGCTGGTCGGGGGTACTGAGTATGGCCAACCCACCTCGCCTCTCGCCCGCCGGCAAGCGCCTCGGCCGCCCTCCGAAAAACGTCGCTCCAGCGGCTGTCGTGCCGGTGGCCCGCCCGCCGGTGCAGCTCACCAAGGACGCGGAGATCCGCAAGGCCATCCGTAAATTCAGCAACAAGTACGACGGTGGCGGCAGCGGCAAACGCATGTCCGGTTGGCAACCGCCGGCCTCGGGCCCGAACCGCGTGCTCGACACCGTGCCCAAGCTGCGCAGCCGTGCGCGGGACGTGCGCCGCAACGACTGGTCGGGCGAGTCGGTATCCCAGAAGTGGGCCACCACGCTGATCGGTATCGGTATCACTCCGCGCTTTCTGCGGATCACGAACAAGGCCCGCCGCCAGGAACTCAACGACCTGGCCATTGCCTTTTTCAAGACCATCGACGCGGATGGGGTGCTCGACTATTTCGGCCAGCAAACCCTGGCCGTGCTTTCCTGGGCAGACGGTGGCGAGGTGTTTGTGCGCCGCCGCCCACGCAAGCCCGACGAGGACGGCCTGCGGGTCTCGCTCCAGGTGCAGCTCCTGGAGTCGGAAATGTGCCCGATGGACCTCACGACCGACGTGTACGAGGGCCTGCCTGTCGGTAACCGCATTCAGAACGGTATCGAGTTGAACAAGCGCGGCAAGCGCGTGGCGTACTGGTTCTACAAGGACCACCCTGGCGACGACCCGAATGTCCTGTACACCGGCGGTAAAACGCTGGTGCGCGTGGCGGCCAGCCAGGTCTCGCACATGTACGAGCCAACCCGCCCTGGCCAGCTCCGTGGCGTCTCGCTGTTGGCGCCGGTGTTGACCCGCCTGCGCGGCATCGGTGATTACCAGGATGCTGTGTTGCTGCGCCAGCAAATTGCGAACCTGTTTGTGATGTTCGTCACAAAAAAGCTGCCGCTGCTGGACCCTGCGAATCCGTTCAACCAAATGACGGGCCTGGCGGACGAGATCGACGAAGCCACTGGCCAGCCGCTCGTGCCCTTGGCGCCGGGTCTGATCCAGGAACTGGAGGACGGCCAGGACGTGACGTTCGCCAACCCACCAGAAGCAGGCACCACGTACAGCGACTACATCCGCACCGAACAGCTTGGCACGGCGGCCGGCGCCGGCATGCCCTACGAACTCATGAGCGGCGATATCAAGGATATCAGCGACCGCACGTTGCGCGTGGTCATGAACGAGTTCCGCCGCCTGGCCGAGCGCCGGCAATGGCAGATGGTCATCCCGATGTACTGCCAACGTGTAATCGAGTGGTTTGCTGACACGCTGGTCCTACAGGGTGACGCGACAATGGACGAGGCGGAATTGATCAAGCTGGCTGGACACTTCCCGCACGGCTGGGCCCACATCCACCCGACGCAAGACCCAGAAGGCAAGAAAATCGAGGTCGAGGCTGGTTTCCGCAGCCGCTCCAGTGTCATTTCCGAGCGCGGAGACGACCCGGATCAGGTGGACGACGAGCGCGCAGCAGAGCAGAAGCGAGAGAAAAAGCTGGGGATTCTGCCCCCACCGGGGGCCACAGGTCAGGCTCCAGCGCAATCGGGCGGTGCAGATCCGGCAGAACCACCGCCTGGTCCCGAGGGACAGTGAACGATAATCGCGTGGCCCGCAAGACCTGGGGCCCGCGATTTCCTCCCCCAACCCTCACTGCCAACGGAGACACCTGTGATGGATCGTGCCGCTTCTACTGCAACCGAAATCAGCATGCCTTTTGCCAAGGCATCCAGCGCCATTACTGTCGCTGCAGCCGCCAAGGCTGACGTGGCCGACCAGGTGGTGCAAGCCGCCACGGCCGGCTCCAGCTACACCACCTGGGCCGCGATCAACGCGATCCCATGGGGAACCATCGCCTCGATTGTGGCGGCGGTCTACACCACCCTGCTGATCACGGAGTGGTTCTGGAAAAAGCTGTGGCGCCCCCTGGCCGAGCGCCAAGGCTGGCTCAAGCCGAAACCGCACCGGATCATGACGGTCCAGGAGTACGACGCCTACGTGCGGACGCATACGCGCAGCGATGACACGGACAGGGCGCCGCTATGAGCCCGAACACCCAGCAGAACGTGCGCGCTGTTGTGCGCTACTTCCCCCACCTCGCCGGTTCCCTGGTTCTCGCAGGGGCCGGCGTTGTTTCATTCCTGAACGTCTGGGAGCCGGACAAGAAAGACCCCGGTCTGGTGTACGCGGACAAGCTGGCGGGCGACCTACCGACCGTGTGCAACGGCATCACGAAGCACGTGACCGTTTTGCCCGTGGTGGTCGGCGAACGCTGGGCGCCCGAGAAGTGCGCGCGGGAAGAGGCGGCGGCGCTGGTACGACTGCAGGAACGGCTGGCCCAGTGCTTCACGAAACTGCCGCCGCAAGAGGTGTTCGACATGGCCACGAGCCACGCCTGGAACAACGGCGTAGCGAACACCTGCACGAGTCTGGCCATGGTTGCCTGGAACAACGGTCAGTGGGATCTTGGGTGCCGCCGGATCAGCCGCTCGGACGCAGGCAAATACGTCTGGTCGTATGTGAAAACCGGCCGCAAACTGCCTGACGGGAAGCCCGAATATAAATTCGTGCAGGGCCTGGCCAATCGTCGGGATGCGGAAACCAAAAACTGCCTGGCATACAAGCAGGTAAACCTGGGGCAAAGCTATGTCGTCGCTTCTCGTTGAAGTTCTTGCCGCTGGCGTGTTTATCACCGCTCCGGCCGCGCCCGCACCAGTGGAATACGTAGCCCAGTCCGGTAATACCGTTCTGGGTTACCGTCGTTTCGATGGTTGGGTGCCCTACCACCTGTGTTTCAACCAGTGCAAAACCAACCCCGGCGAGACGGTGCAGCTCCTGGGCGGCGGTTTCTCGCTGGCGGACATGGCCACTTTGGAAATCCAGATCCGCGCTGATGGCAAGAAAGTCGTCGAATTCGGCTGGCTGTTTGGCGCCGGCCCGGTTATCTGGAAATATCCGCCGGAATAAAACGAAATTGTCCGGTCGGTTGGTGTTTCGGGATATGGCTTAGACTCCGGCCATTCTGAAAAGGACCAACCCATGCGCCCCTGCTTCAAAATCAAAGCGAGTGCCGGTGCCAACAAGCCCGCAGTAATCGAACTCTACGAAGAGACCTGTCCACGACTCGTGCTCAAGTAGTAGCGCGGGGAATTTAATTCTAATTGATAATCAGTACCGCGACTTGTTCCCTGAAGTTAAGGGAGATGGTCTAAAGAATTCAGAGTTGTATTTTAATCGTAGTTGGGTGAAGGAGATTGCGGCGTAATGGGGATGACTCTTTGGCCTCGCCCTAATCAATTCCGCGATTTGATTCAGGAAGTGGAGTTTGTATTGCGCCAACGCGCATGGTTGCCAATCTATGAGGAGGGCGGTATCGACGCGCTTATGAATGCGGGAGAGATTCCAAAGCCTCCACCGCCACCGCCTGAACCCTCGGACCGTCGTTTAATATCAGGGTATATCAGATGAGCAACTTCGTAACTTTCACGCATTTGGGCAAATTCGGAAGATTTGCTAACGGCTGTTTCCAAGTGGCCGCGACTATTGGAATAGCTCGTAAAAATGGATTTGATTTTGCCCTTCCTTACTGGAAAAACCACAACGGCAGAGACTTCGAGCCAGAGCTAGATATTGATTGTCAAAAAGAGTTCGTTAACCCGCTCCCTCTATACACTGGCACTAATGATCCGCCACGTCATGGTGTCGCTTTTGGCTGGCATCCTGAAGCAACCAAGCTAAATCATAGTGTGGATCTCTACGGCCATTTCCAGTCAGAGAAGTATTTCGATCATGCAATTGATGAAATTCGTTGGTACATGCGAATGAAGGATGAACCGCCGCAGAGTGATTACGTCGGTGTCCATGTAAGGTTGGGCGATTACGGACACCAGCCATCACCGCAACACCCAGATGGAAACCCATTTCACCCACGGATGAACATGAGTTATTACGGCCCTGCGATGGCTCGATTCCCCGGTGCTAAGTTTCTTGTGTTCAGTGATGGTATCGAGGAATGCAAGCAGATGTTTGGTGACTCCGTAGAGTATTCAGAAGGCCGTTCGTATTTTGAAGACTTCAAGTTACTCAAGACTTGTAGACACTTCATTATTTCTAACTCAAGTTTCTCGGCGTTTGCGGCCATTCTTGGTGAGGCACCAGATAAGAAGGTTGTAGCTCCGTCTCCGTGGTTTGGTGCTGCTTACGCGGGGACACTCGAAGAGGAAAACATCTACAGCGACGGGTGGACGGTTATTAACTATCTGTCAGGCGAAATTAAAGAAGCAGCCTGAGATATTCTTTTTCTATGACGACACAACCAAGAGCGGTAATAACCAGAGCGGGTGGATTCATTGGCGGGCATTTAGCTGCGTACTTGAAAGAACGTGGTTACTGGGTGCGTGGGGTAGACATTAAGCATCCTGAATATCGATCTATCAATGACTTCGACCAATGGGTTACTGCAGACCTACGCGAGTGGCGAGCAGCCTTTGACGCACTTGGCGACGTGCATGAGATCTATGGTCTTGCTGCTGATATGGGTGGGATTGGGTTCATCACGCAGGGCAAGGCCGCGATCGTGCGTAACAACACGCTCATCAATCTAAACTCCATCGAAGCGGCCCGAGCGAATGGCGTTAAACGCTACTTCTATACTTCCTCAGCTTGTGCTTATCCTGGCTTCAAACAAAACGACGTTGATGCCGCTCCATTGAAAGAAGAAGACGCTTATCCTGCCGACCCTGAAGATGGGTATGGATGGGAAAAGCTCTACTTTGAGCGCGTCTGTCGGCACTACCACGAAGACTATGGCATGGAGACTCGCGTGGTGCGATTCCATAACACCTATGGTCCACTTGGAACCTACGACGGTGGGCGTGAGAAATCTCCTGCTGCTATCTGTCGCAAGGTTGCCTTAGCGAATGACGGAGACACGATCGAAGTGTGGGGCGATGGTAAGCAAACTCGGTCCTATAACTACGTCTCAGACTGTGTTGAAGGTATCTACCGACTAATGAGATCCGACTACCGAGAGCCGTTGAATCTTGGTCAGGACCGCATGATCTCGATTGATGACCTAGTTGATATGGTGGCGAAGATTGCTGGTAAGACAATTTACAAGAGACACGATCTAACGAAGCCCCAAGGCGTGCGTGGCCGGAACTCAGACAACACCCGATTGACTGAAGTGCTGGGATGGGAAGCGAAAGTCAGTCTTGAGGAAGGGTTGGCCAAGACCTACCACTGGATTAACGAACAGGTAAACGGAGCGAAGGCGAAAGCAGCGTGAGCGTAGCAGATAGCATTGAACGGTTGAATGTGTCGCTGAACGTCTTTCAAAAGAGCGTAGAAGTCGCGGTTTGTGAAAAACCTAAGTGTGACAAGTGTGTTAAGAACAATCTCGAAATAGAGAATCTTAAACGGCTGTTGGCGAGCATTAGCCAGCGGCTTGATGCGTTGAAAACAATATAGCGAGCTAAGCGGATCTAAGAATCCGACCTGCCCGCCTGATTCCCTAACCGGAGTCAGCGCGGGCCTTTTTGTTTTGTCTGGAGGGCATGAACGGTGCCAATTGAACGTAAGTCCTACCCCATTGCCGACTTCAAAGGCGATGACGAGACGGGAATTATCGAGGCGATAGTTTCTGTCTTCAATAACGTCGATCACGGCAAGGAGATCGTTCGACCGGGCTTCTTTGAGAAGTCCATTGCCCGAAAACTACCTAAAGGCGTGTGGGCGCACGACTGGAAACAGCCAATCGCGAAGACGCTCGAAGCCAAAGAGCTACGCGCCGGCGATCCGCAACTCCCCGACAGTCTGCGCGAACTAGGCGGAACGTACATCAAGGGTCAATTCAATCTCGGCACACAGCGCGGGCGAGAAGCCTACTCAGATATTAAGTTTGGAATCATTGACGAATTCTCCATCGGCTACGCGGTAATCAAAGACAGCAAGGACGACGACACGGGCGCTCGTGAATTAATCGAGGGCGACTGGAAAGAGTGGAGTCCTGTGTTGGTCGGAATGAACGACCGCACGACTTTGATGTCGATTAAGTCGAGCGATGAAAAAGGAATGTTGGCCGAAGAGATGGCCCAGACAACCCCGTCCACTTGGGAAGTGCAATCAGCTTTTCATCGGGTCGTTAACAAAATTGCTGAAGCCGCCAAAAGTTCCGATGTAACCGATCTTCAATTCGACTGGAAAGCGAAAGCAACGATGGCGTGCTCCGAGCTCGGATCGGAAATGACGCCGCTGGTTATATCTCAGATTGAAGACTATCTAACAGGCTCAGACGACGAGTTTTACCTCAAGGGCATTACGGGAACCGAATCCTTTGAGTCCTTCGAAGCTGCGGGAGCCGCACTTTCGGAGTTCGCAAAAAAGATGCGGAGCAACCACGAGATCCGAACCAAAGAAGGTCGGGTTCTCTCTTCCTCAAATCGCGCCAAAGTTCAAGCCTGTAAAGACTCCATGACGGCGTTAATCGCTGACTTGGATGACTTGCTCGCGCTCAGTGAACCCAAGCCAAAAGAGAAAGAGTTCGACGTGGAAGCTCTCAGGATTCAGTCGCTACGAATACGGAGCGCGTCGATCGCTGCTCTGTCTTGAGGTTTTACCCGAAATGAATTTAGAAGAGAAAGCTACCCAGCTTAAAGCTTCCCTCGCGGAAGTAGATACCTTCTGGGAGAAGGTTGGCGACAAAGCCCCGAAGGACTTCACCGAACAAGAAAAACAAGAAATCGAGACGTTGAACAAGAAGTCGCAGGAACTCAACGACGAGATTCTGTCGGCTAAAGGCTACGAAGCAGAGAAGGCAAAACAAGATGTAATGCGTTCGATGCTCAAGCAGCCTGTCCATCGTCCTGACTTTGGTGGTCAACCTGCTGACTCGCATTTTGCTGAAAGCCAGAAATCAATTGGTCAACAGTACGTTGAATCTCCTGAGTACAAAGACTATCTCAAGACCATCAACCCTGGTGGCGGTGAGATTGCCGAGAAGGTTCGCATTGATGGTCCGGCTTTTGAATTTCAGGCAAAGGGTCTCGTTACTGCCGACTCAAACTCAGGTGGTGCCTTAGTCCGTCGTGATTATGGCCCGTGGCCGATTGACCTTCCGCTTCGTCCGTTAACCATTCGCGACGTTATCAGCACAGGCCGCACCGGATCGAACCTGGTGGAGTTTGTGCGTGTCAATTCCCTGACCCGCGCAGCCGCCCCGACTCGAGACGCAACCGCCACCTCGAGCACTGGCTACACACAATCGGCCAAGCCGGAAGCAAGCATGGCACTGGAAATCGTGCAGGCGGGAGTCAAGACAATCCCGGTCTGGATGCCCATCACCCGCAACATGTTGGCTGATGCCCCACAGCTCGAATCAATGATTAACAACTTCCTTCAGTCCGACCTCGAGTTGGCATTGGAAGACGCGATCATTTCGGGTTCGGGTGGTGCTGGTTTTACCGGACTTGAGAACACAGTAGGTCTGACACCGCAGCCAATCACTGCGAGTGACGACAAGTTAACCGTTACTCGTAAAGCTCGCACGACTGCCTTGGTTGTAGGACGAGCGAAAGCGACCGGCTATCTGCTCAACCCTTATGACTGGGAAGACATTGATTTGCTCCGTATGAACTTCAACGGAACCAACACTGGAGCGTTCTACTTTGGTGGGCCAACCATCATGGGCGTGGAAATGCTCTGGGGATTGCCGGTCATTCAGTCGGAAACAATCAATCGCGGCACGTTCTACACCGGCGATTTGAAGCAAATGATGCTTTGGGATCGGGAACGCGGAACTATCCGCATGACCGACTCGCATTCTGACTTCTTCACTCACAACATTCTCGCGATTCTTGCCGAGCTACGAGCTGCCTTTGGTGTGCTTCGCCCAGCGGCAATCGTGAAGGGGGATTTTGTAGTAGGTGCAAATTCCTGATCGCCTTGAACTTTAATTCCGTAGCGGTGCTCCGTTACGCCAGCAGGCGGCTCCTCTTGCTCCCGTGGGAGGAGCCGCCATTTAACTTATGAAGCTACTGATGATTTGCCACTTGGCAGTTCCCATCCATAACGCGGGTGGGGAAACAACCATCCACGCTGCGTTTAGAGCAATGGTTGAACGTGGTCACACTGTCGAGATGATTTGTAAGCCTCACGAGTCGGAGCAGAAGTTTGATCCGTATGTATACGAAGGGGTGAAGGTAGTTAGACCGCCTGATGCGTTAGCCCACGATCACAAATGGTTTTGCGATTACGTAACTTCCTACAACCCCGATCTAATTCTTACTCATTTAGACCTCACGTTCACTGCTATGCAAGTGGCCTTGGATACGAACAAACCCTTAGCTCATTTTGTTCACAACTCCGATCAGCTTAGACATCATCGAGTCTCAATGCATCGTTGCCAATTGGCAATCTTCAACTCTGAATGGTTGGCAATAGAGCAGAAGTGGGGCGGTCCGCAGATAGTCGTCAAGCCTGTGATTGAACCGGAACGGTATCGATGTGCTAGAGGTAAGAAGATCACTCTAGTTAATCCGACCCCAGGCAAAGGTGAGGGCACGTTCTACGGGCTGTCACGGTTAATGCCTGACTCTGAATTCCTGGTTGTGAAGAGTGTCTATGGAGAACAAGTCTTTCCTCCTGCTATTCGTCCCGAGTATTTCCCTAACGTGGAGTTCATGCAGCACACACACGACATTCGGAAAGTCTTTGAGAAGACTCAAGTGGTGCTGATGCCCTCGTTGTACGAGTCCTATGGCCGTGTGGCTGTAGAGGCGGCTTGT